CATTTCTGGAGTATCTTTTTTGCCAGTTCTAAAATCAATCAATGTAGTTCTAGAATGAATTGGTTCAATAATCTTATCCTTGAAATTACAAGTTAAAATAAACCTTACATTCTTACTAAAATTCTCAATAAAACCACGTAGTGCTGGTTGAAATGATTGAGGATTAAGATAGTCTGCCTCATCTAGGATGATACATTTCTTACCACCATCAAAAGAAACCGTGCTAGCAAAAGACGCAAGTTCAGTTCTCAAAGTATCAATATTTCTATCTAAAGAACCATTGACAATAAGAGAAGTATAACCCAATTCATTACAAAGTGCTTTGGCAATAGTAGTTTTACCTGTGCCAGCAGTACCTGTTAATAACAAATTGGGCATATCCCCATTTTCAACAAATTCTGCGAAAGTTGATTTTATTGCTTCAGGTAGAATACAATCATCAATTTTCTGGGGTCTATATTTCTCGACCCATAAGAATTCGTCTTGTTTATCCATACGTAGAGTCTGCCTCGAGTGCTACCCAATAAGTTAATTCACCAGACGTAAATTTACTAATATTCTTAGAAGAAATTTCAACGTCATAATCGTTTGGCAACATCTTCATACGTTCAGTTAAGAAGTAGAATTTAAAGTTTTCATCACCATCATAATCACCAACTTCAACGGAGAATGTATTAGAAGTATCATTACGTTTATCTTGTACTTCTGCTACAATCTTATCATCAACGTTCTTAATACATAAATCATTAAGACCTAGAGTTCCAGTTGCTCGTACTAACTTCTTAAATGTAGAAGAAGTTAATGTGAATTTAACTTCACACTCAGGCATAGTAATTTCTTTCTCAGGGTAAACGATAATTGACTTATCAGCAAACCAATAAGTTGTAGATGAATTACCATCTGAAATAGTAACACTGTTATCATCAAATGTTAAATCAGGTTTATCAAATAACGATACGGCAGACAAAAATTCATTCAAGTCATAGATACCGAACTCTTGAGGAAAAACTTCCTCAACGATATCTTGAGCAAGAACATTCTTTTGAACACTCATCGTGTCGATTTTAGAACCCTCTTTAAATAAGATAGATTGGTTAATAGTTGCGAAGTTCTTTAGAACCTCAATAGTTTTATCACTTAATTGCATATTATATCCTTTTTTCATTCATTACTTATATTATACTACACTTTACTCCAAAAGTAAAGTTTTTCGTATTATTTTTCGTAGATTGTATCAGAGTCAAACTCACCACGTCGTTCATCGAACGCGGTAGCAAGTACAAGATAATGCATTGCTTTGATTAAATCCATTTTATTCTTACCACTCTTCTTACCATACCTCATCAAATACTTAATAGAATTATCTATTGACGTACTTGACAATGTCCCCCTAGATTCAAAAACATCTAACGTTTGTACGTCATTATTTTCGTTTGTATAGTGAGCACCATAAGTGCCTTGAATGTATTCATTTACATCATCAAGGATTTTACCCTCACCATATTTAAAATTAAAATTATCAGACATTTATTACTCCATAATTATTTAAAAAGACACCCCGAATTAACGAGGTGTTTATTGTTACAACTTATTTTGCTTCTTCGTATAAAGGACTGTTTGGATTAAAGCTCTTAACTTCACCATTTTCGTCAACTTCAACTTCGGTGCCATATTGATCATTACCAACACTAGCATCAATCTTTTCGTAAAGAGAAAGGAATGACTCACGAGTTTCATCATCAAAACGTTCAATAGACATCTTAATTGCTTTTTCCTTTTTACCAAAGATTGAATAAGACTTTAAGATATCAACAAGACGACGAGTAGAAATGATATCATCAACACCACCATCTTCAAATGTCTTACGGATGATATCACCCCACATGGTTAGATTAGGAATGAAAGCATCAACCGTTGCATCACGAAGTCCAAAACCCTCTGCTGCCTTTTGTAAAATCTTTTTCTCAATTGCTTCAGATGGGTATGCTTGGTATAATGTCACCGAGAAACGGTCAAGGAATGCTTCATTCAAAACGTTAGTACCAACGAAACGACCATCATCAGATCCCTTTCCTTTAGTGTTAGCAGTAGCAATCACTGTGAAACCAGGAGTCGGTTCAACCCACTCACCACGTTTCTTAATGAAATAACCTTTGCCCTCTAGCACTGACTGTAATGCCATCACTTTTGAAGACGCAAGGTCAATCTCGTCAAGTAATAATACAGCACCACGTTTCATTGCTTCAACAACTGGACCATACTGGAACACCGTTTCACCGTTCACAAGACGAAAACCACCAAACAAGTCATCTTCATCAGTTTCAGCAGTAAAGTTCACACGAATCATTTCACGACCTAATGTCGCACAAGTTTGTTCAATGCCAAACGTCTTACCGTTTCCAGACATACCAGTTAAATAAACTGGGAAGAACAACTTAGACTTTAAGATCTTTTTAATATCACCGACGTTTCCCCACGCAACAAACGAAGTATCAACTTTTGGGATAAACGAGATAGATGCGTCTAAAGACATAGCATCAGTGGTGCCAACTTTATTGGCAACTTTGACTTCTTCATTAGTGGTCACTGACGGTGTAGATACAACTTTAGCAGGCACAACACCAGAACCATCAGTAGGAACACGGTACACACCACGAGAAACCAAGTTTGATTTATCGTTAAAAATAGCAGAAGGCACGCAAACATCATACACTTCTTTAACTCGCATCATTTGGGCACGAGTCAGTTCGTTAGTGCCGAATAACTCAGTAGAGGCAGCGGCGAAATCTTTTAAATTAATTTTTTTAGACATATTTTTTACTCCTTTTTTTTATCATTTATACTACGTATTATACCCTAATTTTAGACGGTGTGGGAACTAATTGACACCTTTTGTTTTATGGGTATTCAACACCCTCAGTATCGAAACCATTTGCGTTCATTTCAGCAACCGCTTCTTCAGCAGTCATACCAAAACGACTCATAAACATTTCGAACATTGCTTGAGGGTTTGTAACTTCAAAATTATTGTCAGACATAGGGAACTCCATTTATTATTTAATATACTACGTATTATACCCTAAGAATGTCAATTTGGGCAACTTAATGACCACGTTTATAAAAAGGTTATTAGGCAACCATAGCAACGAACTCATTCAGTAACATTTTATTCAACTTACGACCTTTAGAGAACTTCTTAAAGGCAGTACTCAACCTTGCTTTATTAACTGAACCATCATCTTTTTTAGCAACCTCTTCAGGCATCTCAACAACCTTGTCTAGTGCTTTGTCATTAATCATGAAATACTTATCATAACCATTTGAATTTAGAGCAACATAACCAAGTTTGGCTAACTTCTTTTTAGCATTTACACCGTCTTGCCATACCATTTCACGTTCAATAGTGTATTTAATATGACGAGAGTCAGTCAAGTAGAACCCAATAACATTCACATCACAACGTTGACCCAAACCCTTTAACAAGTCAGCAGTCATTTCTAAATAATCACCAGAAGTGGCAATATACTTTTTAGTCTTTGGGTCACGAATCACCATGTGGTGTTTATCACTGCCCCAAGTTCTAGTTCCAGACTTTGTCCATGTGTCATCAACACTATAATATGATTCATTTCCATTAGAACCACCATCAGTAAGGAAAATAACATTAACTTTTTCTTTTCCAGTCTGACGTTTAAAATCACTAATTTGTTCATACGACGCAATAATTGCTTCATTCAACGGTGTCGAACCAAGATTGAAACCCTCAGGGCATTGAAGATAGTGACTAGAACCCCAACCAGCGGCAACACCAACTTTGTAGAAGTTATCAATACCTTTCTGGAACTCACGAGCATTCATTTTTTCATTAAAAAATTCAACCAATGATAGACGTTCTAACGAAAGGTGGTTCTTAGTAAAATTATCACGAGCATTATCTTCATAAAACTTATTGTCCTCACCAAGATACTGATTCAAACCAGTGGCATTAGTAAAGGCATAAACACGGAAAGGGATGCCAACTTTGCGGGCAAACATAACCAATGTAAGAGTCTGCTTTACAGTAGAAAGCAATTTATCACTCATCGAACCAGACCAATCAACATACATTGCCAAAGCATGGTTTTTGCCATCTTTAACAGTGGCAACACGTTTAAAGATATCTTCTTCATAACGGTAGGCATGCATCTTATTAGTATCAAGAACACCAGTCTTTCCAACAGAAGTTCTACGGTGGGCAGTAGCTGCTTGTTTCATTTCAAATTCTTTAACCATATAATTTACAACTGGTAAAGTATCTTTTTTCCAAGCACGAATTTCATCATCAAGAACAGTCTTTCTTTCACCATTATCAGCATCATGATAATAACCAGAATAAGCAGTTTTATCATCAAACTGTTTATTCAGCACCTCAAGGGTTTTTTTATAACCAAGAGTCACACCTTTCACATTTACATTTGGTAAATCAACATAGATTGGATTTGACGCATTTTCATCATTCATACCATCCATACGGTCATCAAAGTTCTTTTGAGTCTTAGAAGCTGGAGCTTCATCATTATCACCACCAGCACCGTCACCGTGAGCATCCTCACCCTCACCGTCTTCATCATCAGAGTCATCAATTTCACCGTCACCAGCAGACTTAGAATTTTCACCACGTTCTTGGGATGTATTAGAAGAGGCACTATCATTTCCGAATTCGAATTCTTCACCCTCACCTTCTTCATCAGAAAGTTCATAGTCACCGATATCATCGAAGTCAGTATTTAAGTCCTCATTCTTAGCATATTCAGCAAGGTCAAGAGTTAAATCAAGAACATCTTTAAATGTCTTAGTGGTACTGGCACGGTCAACAAAAACCATTTCTTCAGCAGTGAATTCAACATCAACTCGAACACCTAACTTAAAGTACAAGTTAATTCGGTCAAGGATACCATAAGTTTGAACATCATCAGCACCAATGCCGAAGAAGTCTTTCATATTTAATTCATCATACATACCGAAGAAAACCTTTTTCATTCCTGGGAACTTGGTTTTCATAAGACGTTCAATACGAGCATCTTCAATCACATTAGCATAATCTTTTAAATTTGGTTTTTCAGAAACGAACTCTTTCCATTCTTCAAATGGGGTATAAAGGGCATGACCAACTTCATGACCGATTAAACCGTCATACATAACATCAGACATATCGTTCCAGATTGGAAGACTTAAGACACGGTTTTTAACGTCGAACGACGCAGTTGAAACCTTTTTATGTTGGACGGTTAAATTTTCAGTTGCCATTAAACGGGCAAGAGAACCTTTAGAATCAATATTTATTTTAGACATTTAACACTCCTTTTCAATCATTTATAGTACCTATTATACCCTAAAACTGGAAGGTGTGGGAACTAAATGACACCTTTTGTTTAATGGGTATTATTTAATTCCTCTAGGTAGTGTTCCCTCTAAATAATCAAAACATTCTGCAAAACCCACGTCAAAGTCGTATGTGGGTCTAGAGAAAGTCAGTGCACTATCTTTATCTTTCATACATGCATTCCAACCCTTACGAAATTCCATATTTTGGGCTGCAACATATTGAATAACTTTAATCTTTTCTTTATCCATCATTTCTTAATTCCTTTTATTATTTAATATACTACGTATTATACTCTACTTGTTGGTGTTTAGGCATCTAATTGACACCTTTTGTGTTATGGGTATTATAAACCCATATTATTAAAGTGTTATTCTCTTACCTTTTTTGATAGAATAGGGTATAATACATAGTATAAATGGGGTTAAGAAATATCTTTTTCGAACTCCTTTAGACGTAATACAACTGACTTTAATTCAGTGACCGTCAACCAGTTATCAGTGAAGAATGACATAGACTCATGTATCTTATCAAAAGCATTA